TTTTCTTCCCTACTTAAAACACGGCGCCCCATCGAGGCGGTGTACACAAAAGGCGGCGGGGTGACCACAGCTTGCTCTGTAATTTGAGGAAGCGACTCAAACTTTGGCATCCCGGAAAAGTTAAAGTTGCCAACATTCCCCATTATGTTTGGCATTTGAAAACCAGCCAAACCCTGCAAGGAGGCTTCTTCTTCTGGAGTAAGTCCGGGGATAGCCATATTGTGCCTTTAGTGGCTTATTTCGTCAGATCTCAGATTACCGACTGATCTCTTCCCGGTCCACAGAACCGAGACCCATTTAGGAGTGGCGCTTTGCACCATGACTGTAGCCATGTTACGTCCTCGGGTTTACTGCTGATAGCAAGGCAGCAGCCCAATCAAACCAATCACTGAAGTCATCCGTTTGAGGAATCGCCTCATTCGCAAAGACATCTATAGCTTTCAACGCATTGCCCCACAACTTCCAATCCGTTTGTTCTGTCGGTATCTCTAACTGCTGTGCAGAATACTGCTCAACCATCAAAGATGCCCAAGATTCAAACGTATGGAATCTAGGATCGTAAACAAGAGGTGACTGGGTACTAGGCATTAGTAACCTCGGACATCACCAAAGTCTGCGTTCAGAATGACTTTACCTAACTGGTAATCTCCACCTGCAACGTTTGATACGAACTTCAATCTAAGCTCTCGACGCTGCTCTTTCATGTCGATCTTGTTCGTATTTGCATCAAACATATAAGGCCCTGTCGTGGAGTCATCACTCTGAGCATAAGGTCTACCAGTGATATACAACTCCATGTCACCTTCTAACAAGAAGTCAGGCTCTACCCTCTCTAACCTGACCCACTTATTCATGCCTTCCATTGCAGGCTGAGAAGGGCCTCCTGCTACCCATCCCAAGTCACTGGTCTCAAAGTACGACTCAATTGCTGACACATTCTGTCCGTCAATCGCGTCCACCCCAACCTCATGTTGGAACATTTGAATGCGATTAGGAGGTAGAGAAAACGTCAAAGATACACTTCCGGTTCCAGTAGCGGCTTGAGACATCTCTATAGCCTGTGCATAGAGAGCACTGACAGGAATCTGAAATCCTGATCCTGTCCCGCCTAAATTGGTGTTGCTGGCAGATAGAACGTCTCCCACCTGATACGCAGCACCCCTCAGAACAATCGAGACAGTGGTTACAGCGCCTCCTGCAACCCCGATATTGGCCGTAGCATTGGCTCCAGAACCGCCAGTCAACGGAACGTTTGTGTACGACCCATTTACATAACCAGAACCGCCTGTAATCGCTCCGAGAGTCTTTATGTTGGAACTCGTGATAGCAACTACCGTAGTTCCCGCAGGGATGTTAGAACCCGATATAACCTGCCTCAGAGCTACCTGAGTGTTATAGGTGTCTAGGAACAGGAACTCCGATCCATTGTTTACCGTAAAGGAGGCAGAGAACACTACCGTTTCGGGCAAAGTTTCCCAAGATGCCGCTACTGGGAAAGCAAAGACCTGAGAGAAGTACCCCGCCGATCTACGGGCACCGATAGCTTGCCCTGCGTCATACCAAGTCTGTTCCCGGACGTTATAGATGATAGCGTCCGTACACTCCGTAGCATTACCCCTTGGATAAAACCACCAGATCTCCCCAAAACGAGGAACTTTCGTTACCCAAACCTTCTGTCTCTGACTGTAGTTGAGATTGTCAAAGAACCAGTTCTGGTTCATTGCGTTAGGTATCTCTTTCACCGTTCCGTTGTACAGAAGGAACCTGTCTACCCCGCACCAGTAATAGATGCCATCGTACTCAATGACACTCTGAGACGACATAATCGAAGACTGGCTGGAGATAATGTCATACCTCCAAAAGGTAGGAACCGCAAAGTTCGCAGTACCCGGAACACCTAAGTTCGTAGGCGCATAGGAGACCCGTATAAGGCTGTCAAGGCTCCAAAAGAGTCCTGAAGGAGAGTTAGATCCACCCCGCACCGGAAGCCCTTGTACGATCTTTCCCGTAGCTACGTTTACAGAGTTCGCATCACTTGAAACCCAGTCGTTCGTATTCCCTGCGGAACAGTTTCTAATTAGACCGTTGTTCCCAAATACAAAGAGGTACGGATGTAACGATACAACTCCACCCGAAACAGATACATTGTTGTTGAACGTAGCTGTAATGGTTGCAGAAGCCGTAGCATTGTTGGACATCGTTACCGTCGTTCCAACTACGGAAACTACGGTGGTGTTCGCAGGAATACCCGCTCCTGTAATCGTCTGGCCAGCTCCGATAAGAGGATTGGATACAGCCAAAGTAAGAGTAGGACTCAGGTTTGTAGTCGTAACGGAATCGGTAAAAACACCTACCTGAGACATACTTGTGCTAGTAATGTTCCCAATAAGGACTGGAGTATCGTTATCTGAGTCTATGGCCGTTAGGTTTTGCCCCGGATGGGCAACGATAGCTTGATACCCATTTCCCCCTACGTCAAAAATCCCATCAAACTGCCACATATTCAACGGAGAGGCAGTAAAGTTAGATAGGGTGAACTCACCTATCCCAGCTCCTACTCCGTTGTCATCAATGGTCAGAACTTCCAAACCATCGTTATACCCAGAGAAGATAGACACAAAAGCGTTCTGAGCATTAACCCAAATACCCCTTGAAGGCCCAAACAACTGATCAGAGATAACTCGATACCCTCGGATCTTACGGGGACGCCCTCTTTGAAACCTTACCCAACGACCATCGTTGTAGAAGATCTTGTCAAAGACCGTTCCATCCCTTTGGATACCGGGCTTGGTATCTAATGCAAAGACTTTCTGCGTCATGTAAACAACCCGCCCGAAATGCCAGTCGTAAAGGTGCCGTTACCAGTGATAGTAAGGCCCGTGGCAGTCAATCCTGATCTTTTAACACCTAGAATTGAAATGCCAAACTCTCCAGAACCGGGCCTGTAGACACCTGTACTGGTTTCAGTAGCAAAGTTCAATGCCGGAGCTGCAACCGTTCCATCTACCAAAGATACGTTAGATGCGCCCGCTGCAATCGTTGAAGCGTTGAAAAGGTTTACTGAGTCACACAGCAAGATAATCTGTTGGCCCGCAGGAACAGTAGCTACCGCACCTCCCGCAACACCCGTTTGGAAGGTAATCTGATAGTTAGATACCCCACCGTCCGTCTGGTTCGTAATGTAGTAGACCTGAATCGTCTCAGGAAGATTGATAGTGACGTTACCCGTAAGAGTCCCGGTGTACTTCTGTACCACATTGGACGCCTCACTAGCGGTCAGCGTATAAGTTCCGTTCGTTACCGCTTTAGTCAACTGCGTAAAGTTGAACTGGGTTGATTTTCCTAAACCTACGGTAAACCACGCAGACCCTGAACTGACAATCATTGCGGAATCAGCAGGCTGCATCACCAAAGACGCAGCGGCATTGATCTGATTGCCCCCAGAAGGGCTTACCGTAAGCGTCCCAGACCCCCCATTCCTTACTAAGAAGAACCAGTCATCCCCAACAGAAGATGCCGTAGGAAGAGTCAGAGTCCCAGAACCGCCCGTCCAGATGTACGTCGAGGCTCTATCAGCATCTACAGCCGTATAGCTAGAAGAAAAGGTACTGACCGAATATGCTTGATTCAAGGTGGAGGCAATTGCCTTCAGACCATATCCCGCTAGCGTCGCTGCATCAGCGTTAGAAGTGCCAACACCGAAAGCAATCAGCCCCCAAGTCCCTCCCGCTGTCCCGTTAGCAGTGATGTAGACGTACTTCGCTTCACCCGCAGCAATCGTGGTGATCGTCGTACCAGAGTTGGTTGCCAACGTAAAGGTGTTAGAACCTACGTTCCTTACTAGCGAATCTTCACCGACGCTCGCTTGATTCGCAGGAGGCATCCTCAGTGTCAGGCTTCCAGTGGTAGCCGTGACATCCATGATCCTCGCTACATAATCGTCCGTGGCATTCCCGTTTACAGGCCATGCAAGGGTCGTATTGGCAGCTAAGGTGACGCTCCGATAGGAGACATCAGTCGGGACAATTACGTCCCCCGGAAAGACGTTTACAAAGCTCATGAATCCCTCACAACGGCTTGACGATCACCAATCCGGGCGACATCCTCAGTCTTTAACACTTCCATGATGGCTTGATACTGCTGTTGCCACATCGGAATCCGTTCGTCGTTCTTCAGGAACGGCATGGCTTGCAGCAAAGACCCATACAACAACGCCTGCGGAGCGTACTGAGTGAACCAATTGGTTTGGTTTGACGAATCTAGCGGCTGGATTCTTTCGTAGTACAGAACCTCATACGCATAGTCGTCCGCAGGAGTCGGCGCAACCAACCAATGATCATAGTTGTAGTCACAGTAATACTCTGGAACGTCCGTCTGAGTAGGGTCCGGCCAGAACTCACGGAGATACTCATACTTTCTCAAAAGGATTGGACGACGATCTCCCGCTACCGTGACATTCATGGATACCGTCTTTCTCCACCTAGCGGGCTTTTGAATGACGGGATCGTTAGTAACCATGTTGGATGACACCACAACAAGGTTTCCGAGAAACTTGATTTCGGAAGCAATGACTTGTTCAGCCAGTCCGATAAAGGTAGGAATCTTACTGAGCGTAGCTTGGTCTGTACGCTCTAGGTAGCTTTCGATGTCAGCTACCAAGTTGTTGTAGGTCATTACATAAGACATCACCACACCTTCTTTTTGATCGACTCGGGTTGCGGGACGTACTGTTGACCTCGCCGCATTCCCTCACGCTTTGCTCGTGTCGTTGCGGCGTATTCAGAAGCGGTCAGCTTCTCTCGTGCCTGCCGGGGAAGGTACCTCTCTCCCGTAGCTTCTTTACCCTGCGTAGAGGGCTTTCCAGACCTTGTACCCCAATCCTCTTTAGTCCACTTGGATAACGAATTATCCGCTGTCTTAGGGCCTTTGTAACCCC